ATGCAAACCGTTATTTTTGGTCGTCCGGGTTGCCCTTACTGTGTGCGTGCAAAAGATCTGGCTGAGAAATTGAGCAATGAACGCGATGATTTCCAGTATCAGTATGTAGATATTCGTGCGGAAGGGATCACTAAAGAAGATCTACAACAAAAGGCAGGTAAACCCGTAGAAACCGTGCCGCAGATTTTTGTCGATCAGCAACATATCGGCGGCTATACCGATTTTGCTGCATGGGCGAAAGAGAATCTGGACGCCTGATCGTCTGACAAGCCCTCGCGTTGAGGGCTTTATTGATTTTTTCTGTGCTGTGGTTTAAACAAACTACTGATAAATAAGAAACACAATGCCCCCAGCGCACACCAGAACACCGCACTTAATAACCATGCCAGCTCTTGCCAGAATGAGCGCGTCGGTGAAAAAAACAGCCGCATAATGAGCATCGAACAGGGTGCCGCCAGCATTGCGCCAAACAGAGGTTTCAGGACTTCTCTACGATGTGAAAAGAAGCTGGCAACTGCACCAGGAAGAATGAAAAATAGCAAACCGATTTCAGGATGCCCGGCAGCCCGAAAAGCGCCTTTCATGTGCGTCGCCAGAAAAAGACACACCACAATGAAGAGGACAAAACAGCAGATTGCCCCCGCCCAACGTTGTTTATGTTTCACTCGTTCCTCCTGACACTGCGTCTATCGAACACATTTTTCGCCAGTGTGGCGTTCAGTAAGATAAAGCCGCTTCGCATTCCATGCTAATATAGGCCAACGCAATTCATATAGCCGTTGATACCTAATGTGATTACACTAGTAAAATATATTGTTACTTTACTATCGTTTAGGTGCGCTGAATGAATCTGCGCCCTGAATTCTGGTAAAAAACATTATCGTAAATTACCATTTCTTTCAACAGCTTACTAGTAAACAAGAAGTTAGCCTCCGTGAATATAAACGTCGCCGAATTGTTAAATGGGAATTACATTCTGTTATTATTTGTGGTCCTCGCGCTTGGGCTATGTCTCGGGAAATTACGACTTGGTTCGATCCAACTGGGTAATTCCATTGGCGTTTTAGTCGTATCGCTGTTATTAGGCCAACAACATTTCAGCATTAACACCGACGCGCTTAATCTTGGCTTTATGCTGTTTATTTTCTGCGTCGGGGTCGAAGCCGGACCGAACTTTTTTTCCATTTTTTTTCGCGATGGGAAAAATTACCTAATGTTAGCACTGGTGATGGTTGGCAGTGCGCTGGTGATCGCCTTAGGGTTAGGTAAGCTGTTTGGCTGGGATATTGGCCTGACGGCCGGTATGTTAGCTGGCTCTATGACGTCGACACCGGTTCTGGTCGGTGCTGGCGATACACTGCGTCATTCCGGCATGGAAAGCAGGCAGCTCTCACTGGCACTGGATAATCTGAGCCTCGGGTATGCCTTAACCTATTTAATCGGTCTGGTGAGTTTGATTGTTGGTGCGCGTTACTTGCCGAAATTGCAGCATCAGGACTTACAGACCAGCGCCCAGCAAATCGCCCGCGAACGTGGCCTGGACACTGATGCCAACCGTAAGGTTTATTTACCGGTGATCCGCGCCTACCGCGTCGGCCCGGAGCTGGTGGCCTGGACCGACGGCAAAAATCTGCGTGAACTGGGTATTTATCGACAAACTGGCTGCTACATTGAACGTATTCGACGTAACGGGATTCTGGCGAATCCAGACGGTGATGCTGTGCTACAAATGGGAGATGAAATAGCGTTGGTAGGCTATCCCGACGCCCACGCACGACTCGATCCCAGCTTCCGTAACGGCAAAGAAGTTTTCGATCGTGACCTTCTCGACATGCGTATCGTCACTGAAGAAGTGGTCGTTAAAAACCATAACGCCGTGGGCAAACGTCTCGCACAACTGAAGTTGACCGATCACGGTTGCTTCCTTAACCGCGTCATTCGTAGCCAGATTGAGATGCCGATAGATGACAACGTCGTGCTTAACAAAGGTGACGTTTTACAAGTCAGCGGCGATGCCCGTCGCGTAAAAACCATCGCCGATCGCATCGGCTTTATCTCGATTCACAGCCAGGTCACTGACTTGCTGGCATTCTGCGCCTTCTTTGTTATTGGGCTGATGATCGGGATGATCACCTTCCAGTTCAGCACATTCAGTTTCGGCATGGGGAACGCTGCCGGGTTGTTATTCGCCGGAATTATGCTGGGCTTTATGCGCGCTAACCACCCGACCTTCGGTTACATTCCGCAGGGTGCATTAAGCATGGTGAAAGAGTTCGGCTTAATGGTGTTTATGGCAGGCGTTGGTCTGAGCGCCGGTAGCGGTATTAATAACGGCCTGGGCGCGATTGGCGGTCAGATGTTGATTGCCGGATTGATTGTCAGTCTTGTGCCAGTGGTTATCTGTTTCTTGTTCGGTGCTTATGTATTGCGAATGAACCGCGCACTGTTGTTCGGCGCAATGATGGGCGCACGCACCTGCGCGCCGGCAATGGAGATCATCAGTGATACAGCTCGCAGTAACATCCCGGCGCTGGGCTATGCGGGCACCTATGCAATCGCCAACGTCCTGCTGACGCTGGCAGGGACAATCATCGTCATGGTATGGCCAGGATTAGGATAAAACTGAAGTTGCCCTGAAAATGAAATTTTTTTTGCACAACCGCAGAACTTTTCCGCAGGGCATCAGTCTTAATTAGTGCCACTGCTTTTCTTTGATGTCCCCATTTTGTGGAGCCCATCAACCCCGCCATTTCGGTTCAAGGTTGATGGGTTTTTTGTTGCCTTAAATTTATGCTGTTTAAAATCATGATGTTAGAAGCACTGTTTTTTAACGATGGCGGCAAAATGGCGGCAGCGTCAAAGAGAGAGCGCCACCTGTCCTGATTTCATTGGATGCGGCTGAACCGGATTTGACTCTTTTGGCGTTGCAATCGAACGAACAAAAGTTTCATGGGTAACAAAAGTATGGCTGCAGTTAATGTTCTGGCACTGGTTGTAACGCTCTTTGGTCAATGAAGATACCTGAAAACTGCTGCGAGTATGGGCGGCACTTCCACACAGTGGGCAAATCATCATTTTTCGAGTTCTCCCCATTTTTGCTAAATTCACAATAATGATACCGCATTATTCCATTTTGCAAACTTAAAAGTTCTCCATTGCGAAGAATCATTCCATTTCGAAATCATCAATCCTCACTTCAAGCTCCAGACTGGTCGTAAAACCGTTATCCGGGCTGACGGTATGCGTCAGAGTCGTAATGGTCCATTCCGCATCATCTATCGGCTGTTTAAAGCCACTGACTTTCACTGGCATTTCCGTGTAGAGATCTGCCCGACCTTCCGCCAGTTGTAGCGAGAATGACGCAACGCCGCGTTGCAGGCGTTCCCACTGCATTTTCGCTGCCCGTTCAGCGTTGCTTCGGTTGGCATAAGTGCGATTAAGTACCAGCACGTTTTCATCCGTACCCACCAGGTAATCGCCCTGCTTCGCTTCCGGCTCTTTCTTCTGCTTTGCGGTCCTGCGCTTACGCTTCACCGTGGTGCTTTCTTTCTTCGCAGGTTCGCGGGTATGCAACCAACTGGCAATTACGCCCGTATAGGCTCCGCGATCTGCCAGGGTAAATCGGTGACTGTCGCCGTCCTTGCGTGTGATAGTGATCACCGGCAGTGGTTTACCGCTGGCACTTTTACCCTGTCCCTGCCGGATGAATAACAGATTGCCATTTTTCACCGACGCAATAGCACCGTACTGGCGCGCCAGCCGCATCAGAAAACTGCTGTCACTCTCATTAGTCTGGTCTATATGATCCACGGGTTTATCCGACAGGTCTTTACCCAGTGCCATCTTCAGTTTGTGACGCGCAGCTATTTCCTTCACCACTTCCCCGACCGTGGTCTTGTGCCACGATTTTTCACGGCGGGTATTCAGCGTTTCCCGAAAATCAGCACTTCGCGCCCGGATGGTCAGGCGGTCCGGTGCGCCAGTGTGTTCAATCTCGTCCACCGTGAATGCCCCTTTCGGGAAAAGCGGCTGCCCCTTCCAGCCCAGCGCCAGCGTAATGACCGCACCACGGCGCGGCAGCACGATTTTTCCGTCGGCGTCGTCCAGCTCCAGATCAAGCTGGTCTGCTTCAAAGCTCCGGTTATCCGTCAGCGTCAGCCCCATCAGGCGGTTGTCCAGCACAGTGGTGATATCCCTCCCTTCAATACTGATGCTGAATGCCGGAGTTTTGTTGCCTTTGTTAAGCAGTTCAGAACTGAAATTCACGACAGCAGCCCTCCCACAGTTTTACTGATATCGCTTAATGCAGACGTTGCCGTATCCTGCAGATTATTCAGCTGCGCACTGAGATCACCGAACATATCGGACAGGGATTCATCCACCCGTTTGAGCAACAGGGTGAACTCAATCCGGCGCGGCATACCATCGCGAAAAAACTCCGTTTTAGTCTGATTCAGTCCCTCAATCACATACATGCCATAAATCGTGCCGCTGCCTTCAATCAGGGGCCATGCTTTCCCCTGTTCTGCCATCTGCTCCAGTGCCAGCAACGACAGCCTGCCGCCTGTTATCTCCGGCATAAGAACACCAGAAAGCGTCAGCATGTCGTTGTCCGGTCCCAGAAACTGCGTGGACGGACGACGATTTACCCGACTGTTTGCCGCATGTCGCCAGCTGCGTTGATACTGCAGCTCCTGATACGGTACGGTGCGCAGCATAAACACGTACAATCCCAGCACCATCATCATGCGTCGTATCCCCCCTGATCGCTGTAGTTACTCCTGGCTTTTGCCTTCAGCCTGCGTTCACGTTCATCAAGCTGGCGGGCCACCTCCCGTGCAATATCCTGCGCACTTTGTCCTGGCTGCGTCTGGATGATGATCTGCGTTGGTGCCTCAATCTGGTAAACGGGCGGCACAGTGACTGCGCGACTCACCATCGCTTCACCGCCTTTCGCGGGAAGCGCCAAAGGATGCAACGGTGGAAGCTCTGCTGGCGCGGCAGCAACGCCCATCATTCCGGCGACAACCGCAGCCAGTGCAGCGGTATTTCTCCGGCTGGTCACGTTTGCCGGGCCGTTGACAATTTCAGGCCCGTTTTCACCGACAATGCCAAACTGCCCGCGCGGGATATACCCGCCGCTGTCATACATCCCCGCAAAGCCATATCCCCATGACGGAAAACCACCCGATGGCATCATCACTTTACCGTCTGCATTCACCGTCGCAGGTTGCTGACGCGTCACGCTTTCCGGCAGTTTCGCCTTTGCAGCCTCTTTACTGACAATGCCGAGTTTATCCAGCAACCAGGAAACACCGGATTTCAGGGAGTCCAGCGGATGCATGACCATATTCAGCCCTTCCGCCAGTGCCTCCCCGAATCTCCGCCCCATTGCCGCTGCGCTCTGCAGTTCGGCAGAGGTCGACTTAACGGGTGTCAGCAGATCAGTAAACCAGCCCCACAGCGCCTGCACTTTGTCGCCAATCCACTGAAACACAGGCTTAAGTGGTTCGAATGCTGCACTGACGGGACCTGCCGCCGCTTTGAATCCTTCCACCACGCCACCGAGAAATGCGATGATGGGTTGCCAGTATTTCCAGACAACCAGCGCCACGCCTGCCAGTGCAGTAACCACAAGACCTATCGGACTGAGCAGAGCACCTAACAGACCAGATATGGCATACAGGGCAACGCGCAGCATCGCCAGTGGACCAGATGCCAGTACTCGCAGCACCGTACCTGCGGCGGTCAGTCCACCGCGCAGTACCGCCAGAGGATTCATAAACATCACAGCAACAGCACGTAAACCGGATAATCCAGACCGCAAAAGTGCAACTGGCGCACCTGCTACAGTTTTCAGGACATTTCCCGTCAGTGATGCCGTGCGGCGCAAAGACGACAACGGCGCAGTAAGTAAACCTGCGGCGTTGCCCGATGAAGCAAGCCCGCGTCGCAGCAGTGCCAGTGGTGCGCCAGCCAGCCAGGACAACGCTTTGCTGGTTCGAGTTACTGCTGCCGTAACGGAAGGTAACGTTTTGATACCCAGCACAGAGAATCCCAGACGGATGACTGCCAGCGGCCCCAGCACTGCAGCCAGCGCCACCGCTAAGGTGCCGAGGCCCACTGTCACCGCAGCCACAACCGCTGCTACTTTCATCAGTGTGCCCGTCAGTTCCGGGTTAGCTTCCACCCAGCGGCGCAACGCCCCCGTGACGCTTTTCACCGTGTACAGAATATCCATCAGCGGCTGGCGCAGCGTTTCGCCCAGGCTGCTGAAGGTGTTCTGCGCTCCGGTTTTGACCAGCAACCACTGAGCAGAAAGTGAGTCTTTGTTGATGTCGGATTCTTTCTGCATGGAACCGAGCGCATCATTGCCCGCAGTCAGTTTTAGCTGGCGCTGTAGTTCCGGCAGGTTGTTTGCCAGTTTCGCCGCGTCATCGCCAAACTCTTTACCAAACAACATGGTCATGGCAGACAGACGCTTGTCCTGCGGCAGTGCGTTCACCTTCTCCAGCACACGCTGGATAGTTCCCATCGCATCCTTCGTCATCTGCTTTTCAATCACTTCAGGATTGAGTTTCAGCAGATTCATCCCTTCAAAGAAACTCTTGCTTTGCATGGTGGCAATGGACAATTCACGCACCATCGCGTTTGCTGCACTGGCTGCAACCTCCGGCGCAGCGCCCAGTGTCAGAAAGGTGGAACCCAGTGCCGCCGCTTTACGATAATCCAGACGATCAGCCACACCGCCCAGGCGTTGCATGACATCAATGATGTCTGCCCCTTTCGACATGGCGTTATCATCCAGATAGTTCAGCGCATCACCGAGCTGTTCAATATTGCGGGTAGGGATTTTGTAGAGCTGGGCGATTTTCCCCAGACTTTCTGACAGTTCATCCGCTGGCAGCTCAAAGGCTGTTGCCGCCTTTGCTGCCGTGCTGGCGAAGGCCAGCAGATCACGTTTCTGGTCTTCCCAGCTGTCGTCAGGGTTTGCGACGTTCATGCGCGCCCCACCTTCAACCAGTGCAGCGAAGTCCACCGCACCGTTTTCCATCGGCAGCTGTTCGCTGGCAGCCTTGATGGCATCCTGCATTTCATAAAAACGTGCAGTGCGGTTGCCATTATCGTCACGCAGACCATTGACCTGCTTTGCCACACCTTTCATGGCATCTTCCATGCTGGTATAGCTTTTTACTGCTGCCATCACTGGCGCACCCATTGCCAGCCCTGCAGCCGTGGTGGTGGCTCCGGCACCTGCAATACGATCACGCACCTCCAGTGAACGGGCATAACTGGCACGCGCCGCATTCATCCTGCGCTGAGCTTCCCCCAGTCGCTTCAGCCGTGCCTCCTGTTTCGAAAGTTCCTGGTTATAACGTGATGTTTCACGGGCTAAACGGGCAGTTGCTCCCGCATCATCTTTCGCAGAAATTCCCGCCCGGTACAGTTCTGCACGCACAAGCGCCGTTTGCTTCTGCAAATATTTTTGTTGTTCTTCCAGGCGTTGGACTGCCAGCGTTTGCCGACCTAAAGCCACAAGGTGCCGTTGTGATGGTTGTTCCATCGCTTCCAGCTCAGAACTAAGCAAATTTGCCTTCTGTCTGGCATAGTTCAGCCTGTCGCCTAACTTTTTGTTATCTGCCTGCAGCTTGCGAAATTTTTCCAGGCTGTTACCCGCCTGATTGAGTTGCTTTAATGCGTTACGGGAGTTTCTGATTGCGCCAGCCAGCTCTTTCGAACTGGCCTGTGCAGCACGGAATGGGCGGGTGAGTTTGTCAACCGCATTAAGAATGACCTGCAGGCGCAGGTTATTATCACTCATCGTTGGCCCCGCTTCTCTGAATCGCTTTATACCGCCATTCCAGCACTTCGGTCAGCGGCATAACGTCAGTAACGGATGGCGGCCAGTGAAAGATGGTGGCGATATCTGCCACCAGATCGTCAACCGTCAGGCTGTCGGTAAACCGGCAAGCACCGACTTCTTCAACAAAAAAGTGACAACCTCAACCGACATGGCAGTGAGATCTGCCGGGTCCATCTCTGCAATTTCCTGTGCAGTCAGTGCCGGACTGGAGATGCGGGGGATCACGGTCATCATCGCATTCACATCCATATCCATAATGGCCTGCAGGCGTGTGCCGCGCAGCGCACCGGACTGCGGTTTACGCAACACAATTTCGGTAATTTCTGTTTTACCGCGCATAATGGGGGTATCCAGTTGAATGGTCTTTTCAGTCTGCTTATCGCTCATTTTGCTGTCCTGTAAATTGGGTTCTGGCGCGGAATCCCGCGCCGTTCAGATACATCAGAGGCCGAGGGCGTTGCGGTGCGCTTCCATCAGGTCCACACCGTTCACAATTTCCACCATGTTGATAAGGTCCACTTCATAGAGCACCTCACCATTGATGGTCAGCTTCGCGTAGCTGTTGGTACTGGTCACTTTGGTGGTGTTGCTTTCGCCCGTCTTCCACTCGCCGGAATCCACTTCTTTGTGACGTCCACGCACCACAAGCTCCACGGCCTGCACTTCCCCGGTATCGTCACGCTGGATAGAGCCGGTAAAGCGCAACTGGATGCCATCCACCGTAGCTTTGCCCATCTGCTTAAACAGCAGCAGTTCAGTACCACCAATGGAAAATTCTGTGTCCAGCGCACTGTCATCAAGCCCCAGATCCACATCAACTGCACCAGGCATTCCGCCGCCGCGATACTTCTCATATTTGCGGGTGAATTTCGGCAGCGTCAGCGACTCAACGATCCCCTGCCAGTTGTTCCCGTCATTAAACAGGTTCAGGTGTTTTAATTTACGTGGTAAAGCCATGTTGCCCCCTTACGCGCTTACCTGGCTGGAGAAATTCACCAGGTACTGATCGGTGATGCGCTGACGCAGCATCAGGTTTTCAAGTGGCGGTACTGGCGTGTAGTCGTAATCGATGGTGAGTTTTCCGGCTTTCAGTGTGTCTTTGTCATTCACCGACTCGTCCAGCCAGCAATCACCACCAATGAGATAGCCCTGACTGACCAGGCTGCGCATTTTGGCGCGGATACCTTCGATAATGTCGCGGGCCAGCGACGGGTTCAGCGGTTTGTCCACCGCCCACATATGCGCTTCTGCCATTGTGTCCGTCAGCACCTGCGCCGTGCGGGTGTAGTTTTCGAAGGCAAAGAGCGGATCATCGCTCAGACAGCGGGAACCCCAGAAGCGGAAACCGTCTTTGCGGATAAGCGTGGTGACGTCGTTCTGGTTAAGCAGACCTGCATCTGTTGCCGGGTCCTGCAGATCCCAGAACACATCAGCAGAAATTCCGGTGACACCGTTCACGCCCACGTTGGACAGGCTTTTGTGCCATCCGGTCTGCTCGTCAATTTTGGCGCGCAGACCAAGCGCACGAGCGGTGGCATATGCCGTTGCTTCGGCATTCAGCACCGTGTCCCAGCCAGTAAAGTCAGGCCAGATCAGCATTCCTTCGCGCTGGCTGAAGTTTTCACGGTAAGTGAGCGCCTCCTGCACCGTCTTGCAGCCATACGCTGACAGGTAAGCAAACCCACGCAGGCTTTGCGCCACGCTCAGCAACTCAGTAGCAACGGCTTTGTTATCATGACCTGGCACGCCGAGAATGCGCGGTTTAACCCCGAGCTGTGACTGGGCAGATAACAGGGCTTTCATGCCAGTTTTTTTACCTTCAGCAGTCACTGCGCCGATGATATTGGTCGTGGTTTCTTCTTCCGTTTCCCCCTGCGGCACACGCACAACAACGGTCACGGGTTTTGCCTGGTCAGCGATGGCATCCAGCGAACGGGCCAGCGTGCCGGACTCACCCGCTTTACCGCTGGCAGTCAGCACATCAGTGATCAGCACGGGTTTATTAAGAGGAAACATTTTTGCATCGGCATCATCGCCCGTGCAGACCATACCCACGATGGCGGTGCTCACCGTGGTAATGGATCGGGTGCCTTCGTTGACTTCAACAACGCGCACCCCGTGGTGGTAATCCTGAGCCATAAGGCAGTCTCTCCGGTAGTAGAGGGGGTCTGCCTATGTTCTGGTTGATACGAGCAGGATGCACGTTATGTGGTTTGTATGAAAAATGGCACAACGGCGGATACAGGAATCCCCGAAGACGCGGGGATGTATTCAGACTTCTGGTGATAAAGGCCAGACTATATCCGGGGCATCACTTACATTAATATTTTCAAGTAACTCAAGATAATCCAGCATCGCATTAAATCTGGTTGTCTCCATTTCGTTCAGCCTGCCAAGCTGTAATTTTGATGGCCATTGTTTTTCATTAATCAGGTTGTTAGCCTCATTAATGCGCATCTGTTTCATCATTTCTGCCTGTTCCACCTGTTCCTCATGGGTCAATGGTGGACGTTCTTCCCATGATGGCTGGTTATCAGTGCCTGCAACCATTTTGTACCCTTCCCGATAACCAAGATAAAACTCCTGATAGACTGCATCACTTACCTCAATACAGTCATCCGGCCACGCATCGAGAGCATCGTAATAATCAGATTTCAGTTCACTGTTATAAAATGCATTTCTTGATGGACTGTAAAAATAACTCATCAGACCCCCTCCGCAATAAACCCAATATTCCATCCACCGTTATCTCCGGTGATGCTCAGAGTAAAGCCAGTTGCAGTAATAGCTGTAATGGCGACACCCTCAACACTCCCACCGTGTGACGAACGGAAAACGGGGATCACGTACCAGCACTGACGGGCAAATGGTGTCGGAAAATTCACCTGATACTCTTTATTCACCACACCAGTTGCCCCGGAAAAATAACTGTTAAAAAACTGCTTCAGCACACCGCCAGTTATTCGGTGATAATTGCTGCCAAATGAAAATTCATCTTCACAAACACCCCGACGCCATAGTGTTGTATTGTCTTTAACCGTATCAGAGCCGCTGAAACGGTGATACATTTCCCCTGCTCCGGTGATGAAAATCTGCGCGCGTCTGTTCTTGTTATACGCAGCCTGAAAACCTGCACCATTCGATGGCACTTCATCTGCATTACCTGAATATGCAAGAAACTGTGAAACCTCACCCATTTCGTAGTTATTATTGCTACCGATTCCGTATGCTCCCTGTTGCAGAGCACTTTCAGCCTTATCAACCGTCGGTTTAAGTCCCAGATTCTGAATAAACAAAGTCGGGTCAGGAATATCAGCACCATTGCGGTCCTTTGCCAGTCTCGCGCTGGCGTTGTCCATCGCAATTTTTACCGCTTTCAATGTCGCCGCAACATTTTCTGACACGCTGTTTACATCGCTCCCCAGTTGCACCATTCCTTTAACACTCACTGATGCTTCTGGATAATGTGCACTGGTGAACACCTGATTCCACGGTGTTTCATCATCGGCAATTTTCGATAACATGCTGAATCGACAGTACATCTTGCCATCATTAGCGACATAAATCTGTGCACGTCGATTGTCGTTGTAACAGGCCTGGAAACCAGCACCATGTGTTGGCACTTCTGGATAGCCGACAGCTGTACCATAAGCAAAAAATTGCGATTTGGTTCCCATGGTTTTCAGATAAGCCAGGCCAATTCCATAATCTCCTGGCTGAATCGCTGATGCAGCTTTATCAACAGTCGTTTTCAATCCCAGATTCTGAACAAACAGTGCCGGATTGGGAATATCAGAACCATTGCGGTCTTTTGCCAGTCTGGCGCTGGCATTATCCATCGCTATTTTCACTGCTTTTGGCGTTGCAGCGACTGTTTCATCATTGCTTTCCACACCGCTATACAGACGTACAAATCCCTTTTCTGTCAAAGACGCAGAAGGATGGCGGCGCGATTGCTCATGAATTTCTATTTGTTGATCTACATAATGACGGGTTGCCAGCACGACAGCAGGGTCGATTTTCAGGGTGATATTGTCCGTACTGCTGGTAATCAGCACCATGCGCACGGTCTGGGTGCGCCCGCTGCCTTCAGCCAGTTGTGGCTTATAGCTTTCCGGGCAGTTGCCCACGGCAATCAATGCCCCGGACTCATCAAACAGGCCCACTTCACGTATCCACCAACCGCCCTCGTTTTCTGGGATCACCTGTTCGGCAATAATCTGGCTGCTGTTCTGCGGGTCGATATAGAGCATATTCAGCGCAGCCCGGCGTTTCTCATTTACCAATGCTGTCTGCTTTGCGTCCGGCGTTGGCAATGTTCCGCCGCCATCGCCGACCGCCATATGGGTAATTTTTAAAGGCACACCGAGCGCGGCGGCGCTGGCAAGTTTCGCCGCGCCAATATCCGTCAGCAGGGTATAAAATTTTGTGCTCATGGATTCACTCTCATTGTGTCAATAACATGGACCGCCCCACCTTCATGCGCGGTGCCGCCGGAAATAATTGTTTCGTTGATATACGGATAGATCGTGATTTCTTCGCCAAGATAGCTGGCGGCCCCCACCCAATGCGGACCGCTGGTCTGCAGATTGATGGACATGCCGATCATGTGACGGCTACATGGTTTGGCATCGCTTATCAGCCGCTCAAGTTCCAGATAGGTATCTTCAGTGATGCCCTGGTCCTGCACGCCGATATCCAGACGAAACGTGCCCGGTGCCTCTCCGGTCTGCCACCACTCAATAATGCGGATCAGAAAGCCGAACGGCTCCACCACCCGCCGCACGGCACTGGTGGTCCCTTTATGCTGATGAATATAAAAAGCATCCTTCACCACCTGGCGCTTGACGCTTTCTGTCCAGCCTTCGTCCCAGCGATCCACAGAGAACGCCCAGGCGAGATAAGGCAGGAAGCTGACCGGGCAGGTAGCCGGATTCCACAAGTCACGCAGCGGCACCTGCAGATCAGAAATCCCGCTACAGGTCTGCGCCAGTCGGCGCTCCAGTGAAGTTGACCCCGATGGCAGCAGACTATTCATCCGTTCCCCCGTTGGTCACGCTCCACTCCGTACATGATGCCGCCTGCGTTTTGTTCAAAACCACATCCGCCAGCGGCGAAGCCAGCTCCACACGCTGCACACCCTCAACATGCAGGGCGGCAAAGATGGCGCTACGGCGAATATCCCGACCAAGCCGCGTCTGACTGGCGATGTACTTCTGCAGGCTGGCTTTTGCCGCTGCCATTACCGGCTCTGCTTCCGGCCCCGGATAGAGAAAAATGGTGGCTTCCACGCGGTACGGTATGATTTCTGCGCTGCGAACCGTCAGACGGTCAGCCACCGGGCGGACGTTCTCACTGTTCAGGGCGTTCTCCACCACATCCAGCAGGTCTTTTTCTGCTGTTCCGTCGCCTTCGCGGCTAAGGACAGTCAGTACCACCTCTGCAGGTGCCGGGCTGGTTGCACTGGCATCCGCCACCCGACCGTCGGCGCTTCGGGCATGAAATTCATAAGCTGCGGTTGGCCCCGCAACCGAAAGCCCTTCAAAAGCCGCAGGCACACGCAGGCGTAACGCTTCATCGCTTTCCATCACAGCCGCAACGGGTGGCACAGCGTCATTATCAGCAGGCGTCACCGTCAGGCGTTTCACGTTGTAGTTGGCAGCGAGCTGGTCAAGATCGCCGCCCATCGCGTAAGCCACCATCACAGCATGCGCGGCTTCGTTAATGCGCTGGCGCAGAAGCAACTCACGGTAAGCATTCTCCTGCAACAATTTGGTGACGGGTTCAGATTCCAGTTCCAGCGTGCGGATCACTGCTTCCTGCTCATCTTTCGGATGAAGCGCCACAAATTCTGCCTTGCGTTCGGTAAGCAGCGTCTCAAAGTCCGGCACATCCACAATCTGCGGCGCAGGCAACTGCGAAAGGTCAATCACTGCCATTCTCTGCTCCTGTTGATACGGAAAGGGACACAGGCACACCGTTATTCCGCCGCCCGGTCAGCTCCACCACCATAGAACCGTCAAAGTTGCTGTTGATGGTGATGGAATCCAGCGTCAGCCGTGGCTCCCAGCGACTCAGCGCCACATACACTGCCGACATGACCTGCAGGCGTAACGCCGGATTTTGTGGCTGGTCTATTAGCGCCAACAGCAGGGAACCATATTCACGACGGGCAATGCGGCTACCCTGTGGGGTCAGCAGAATGTCCCGCACCGACTGGCGCAGATGGTCAATATCAGTAATGGCTTTGCCGCTGGTATTGTTCATCCCGCTATAAAGCGTCATACCGGGCCTCCGGTGGTATCGCCGCCTTTCAGGACGCCAGTATGCTGATGCGCATCAACCACGATCCCGTTAGAACTCATCGCTCCGCCGCCCTGGGTAATGCCACCATTGATCACCACTTCGCTGTTAATGCGCGTGCGGTCAGCCTCCAGTACAAACTCACTGGTTTTCATGGTGATGTTGTCAGCGGCCTCAATGACCATTGATTTGATGCCTCTGACATACCAGCGCCCGGTGGCGGGTTCGTATTCAAACCAGCCACCGTCAGGATGTTCTGTCACGCAGGCGTCCGCCGACGTCGACGGTGGCGCGAACTGATTCGAATAGATGGCGGGCAGCGCAAACGCGGTTTCCAGATTGCCGCCCATGCTCAGCACCACCACCTGCTCACCTTCCGATGGTCGCCACCATGTCCTGGCATTCCCTGCACGCAGCGTCAGCCAGCTGATCCAGTTAGTTTCAAGCTCGCCCGTTTTCACCCGACAAAGCCAGTTCTCCCGGTCCACGTCGGTGACTACACCAGTGCGGATTAGGTTGGTGATAAGGCGCATGATTTCTGTTAGTTGTGCGTTCATGCCTATAGAATGTCTTTCCAGGAGTCACCTGGATAGGTCGCAAGCTTGTGTAATCAATAGCACAATGACTTTTAAAGTCGTCCCACACCTTTTGCCGCCCTCACAGTCAAAAAATCACTTTTCACTTATATATATTTATAGATTGAAAAAAAATCTTAAAAGATCTAATTTATGCCGCTGTGTATTTATAAATTCACTATTACTCTAGGGTGTCCTCACAAGGATAACAGGATCATAAGATGTCAAAAAAAATAGATATATCGAATGCTTTATTTGATACAGAACTAAACGATTACTGCCGAAAATATATTATGATTGGCGAAACACAGCTCACGAAGCAAGACATAATAGATCAACCTAAAAAACTTCAAAATATTAGATCAAAGCTATTTGAGGGTTTTATTTTAAATGAAAAATTAAACTTCAAAGTATATGGAGAAAACGTTCCACTTGCTTTTCTGGTTAATGAGATAGGCCTATATGATGTTGAGAGATTAATTGACCAAGAGGCTCTTAGTTTTTCATTATGGACTGCCAATGTTGGATACATTTCATCTCCGATACCTGGAACTCTTCCATTAGTTAGCATGAGATTTAATAGTACCGTACATACGGACCCTGAGGAGTCGATCTCAACTGGGCTCAGCGTATTAAGAAAAGGTCTTAAACCTGGTGAAAAAAGAAATCTTATTAAAAAACTGAGAGATAACTACTTAGACATTCCCAAAGGTTTAGAAAAAGACTGTGTTGACATGACAATATCAGCTTTGAATAGTGGTAAACTTAACCAGTTGGGAATCGATTTAACTAAAGAGAAATTAACAGATTTGAGTCTTACCGATAAAAAAAAGTTAGGAAAAGTTGCAGAAGAACTGTTCAACTTTAAATATCTCGTTAATAAAAAAGCTCGCCCCCACATAACAGACAATGTGAGTGCAATTATCAGCCAAGCATTAATTACAATTGATAAGAATGAGATATTCAAACAAATTTCACTCATTGAAAACTTCCCTGACTTACGTAAATCATTTATTGAAATGGGATTACCAATGAATGACATCATGAGGCTCAGAAATGATCGTCATGCTAAAAAATTCAGAAAATGGTTAAAAGAAGCAGAACAAAGCAGTTCAGCGAGTGACATCTCAAAATATTACATTGATAGCATATCAAACTCAAAAGGATTTTTTGATTCCTTTTTAGGCCGTTCGACTAAGAGCATTGCCATGATGTTAACTGGAGCCTTAGCGGCATCGAATATTACATCTCCTTTAGCTCCAGTAGTTGGATCAATTGGGGGGCTACTTTTACAGCCGACCTTAGACTATGCACTCGACATGGTTGATGAGTATTTAATTTCTGAACTCACAAAAGGTTGGAATCCAAGAATGTTCTTTAATCACATCAATAATCACATTGAGAAATATAAACTTAGTTTGGATTAATTAAATGCCGAGTTAACAGATCAATTAACTTCAACATTATATCGTTATTGAAACCTAATAATCGCCGCTCTGCATACCGCACTTCCGGACCATTACGGCTTACACGATCACGCAGGCCGTAATGGTGAACGCGGGCAATGCGCTGCACCTTACCTTCAAACTGCACGCTGGCAGAATCGGCGCTGGCGGCAGTTTTCAGGTATTTGGTGGTGCGCAGCTTTGTAAACATCTGACGTTTGATGCGACCCTTTTTGCTGCGTGCTGTTACCCGTCTCGGTTCATAGCTGCTACCGTCAGGGTTGTGCTGCATCCTGATATTCTGCTGCTGTGTCCGGCGCAGTTCCTGCGCCAGCTGACGCATCATGCGGCTTCTTGCGGCTGGCTCCAGATTCGTCAGCAAGACACTCAGCCAGTCGTCCACCTTCTGCAGTTCAGCCACGTTTCACCGTCCACATTTCTTCAGGTTCATCGGGTTCTGCTACAGCTTCAACGCTCGACACACTGCCGTCAGTGCTGACCAGCACACGCTCCGTCAGTTGCAGGTTAAGGCTGATATCACAGACATCGTTGCGCAGAATATCCACCTCAAAGGTGAATAGCTTTTCCCGTAACGCCGGGTTATTGATGGCATCGGGCTGGTTATCCCGCAGCCACAATAAAACCGGGGCCATCAGCAGATTCTGGTCGCCGCTGAAATCCTCTATCACCACGTTCAGGGTATAGCGGTACTCCCATGACATGGAGCTGGCCCCCGTGGCAACCAGCGAACCGTTATCCACAAACAGATGCAGTTTGTCCGGGTTATTGCGGACATAAGGCACTGCTTTATTGAGGGCGTGGCGCAGGGATTGTGGTTTGTTCACTGTTTCGCTCCTGACACGCAATAATCATGTCCACTTTGTCTGCACAGACCGCCCAGGCGACCTCCGTTTCATCCAGCAATGCGTTCAGATCACCGTTAGTGCGCGGCGCTGCCTGATCCAGCCGACACGGCGTCACTCGCGGACACCCACTGACGGTAAGCTGCACCTCCGGTGAGTGCCGGACGTTCCCGCAGCCGGATAATGTCAGCAGGCAAAGGAGTATCAGCCCAGCGGCGTAAATCCTCGTTCTCACGTTTCAGTTCCTCAATCCGATGTTGTCGTTGTCTCAGCAGTGCACTGGTCTGTTCTGCTTCGGCGTAGAGCCGCGCCTGCTCCCGGTTGTTGGTTTCAGCCAGAATGGACAGACTGATCAGCTGGCTATTTTTCTTCGTTAGTTCGTGCGCTTTACTTTTCAGCGCCGCGCGCTGCGTTTCGATGGTATGGCTGGCGCTGTTAAGCCGCCACGACTGCCAGCCCAGCGCAACGAGTGCCAGCGCCGCCACTACCGCCAGCGCACGTGTCATAGTCCAGCTCCTTTAAGGCACCAGGCCATCTCCCGCGCTCGGCGGTTATCCAGCCCCTGATTAAACACACCTTTTACATACACCCAGCGCGGCAACTGTCGGCACGCATCCGCCCAGCGCCGCTGATTGAGTAATTTCACCAGTGTGGAACTGCAGGCATTGCCCGTTCCCACGTTGAAGGCAAACGACACTGCAGCGTCATACACCTTCTGCGGCGGCTGTTGCTTGACACACCTTTCCAGCGCTCGCTCCACACGCAGCACGTTGGAGATCAGCCCTTCCGCTGCCTGTCGTTCCGTAATGTTTTTGCCCGGGATGACGCCCAGTGTATTACCAATGCCGTCGGTCCAGACACCCGCGCTGCACTGATACGGCTGCAGACGACAGCCTTCGTAATCAGCAATCAGTTTCAGCCCCTCCACGGAGGTGTGAAGCTGCTGAAAACCCGGCAGCGTGGCAGCAATAGCCAGCACGGTCCCGACAAGGCAGCGTTTAACGATTGATGGATTCATAGTCCTCCCGCGAGATCTGCCCGTCGCGCAGAAGCTGGTAGGCTTTGTGTTTGTAGTACCAGTTGATAGCCAGCATCAGCACACCAATCATCAGGCCGCCCAGCGTTGAGGCATCCTTGATGGACAAATCGCCCAGCCAGGCCAGCACGACGGCGATGCAATACGTGATAAAGGCGCTGATTCGCTCAAGCGTCATAATTCAGTCCCATAGCTGGACGGTCTGCACGGTGGTGGTTGTCGGTATGTCCGGCAGCTCCACCTGCAGCCCGTGAGGTAAAAAGGGGCCGTATTCGGCAAGCCCCGGATTTGCCTTCAGTACCTGCTCCGTGACACCCTGCGTGCGCCCGTAATGACGCCAGCAAAGCGCGTCCACCGTGTCATACTGATACGCACGCACTTTCATCAGATAAGCTCCACTGTGCAGTGCGGCGCATCCTGCACCCGGCTGATGGCCCAGCGGGCGTCACGCCACAAATCACCGCTTGCTTCCGCCAGTTCCTCGCCCCGCTTCACACCGGATGCCGTGGTGTCATAGTCCTGATAACGCTCGTTGAGCATGGCGCGTGCCCAGCAGTAAACCGCGTTGAAATAGTGATGAATGCGCTCACTTTTGCCGTCCAGCTGTTCAGCCGGAACCTCTGCCAGCGAGGCATATCCCAGCATCTGCTGACGTCTGCGAAACTCATACAGCTCTGCGTTGACCTCCGAAATTGCCGACAGCGCAACCTGCTTTAAACGCGGCTGCGTCACCGTGCCGTCAGTGCGCATCACGCTGCGAAACTCCGACAGGTCCACATCAGGCCAGAACGGCGTATTTCTGATGATTTCCGCCTGTTCCGGTGCCTGTTCTGGCGCAACAAACTTCATGCTGCTTTCTCCTGAAATAGAGGGCGGTGGACGGAGTTTTGATGTGGCTGTGCCTTTCGCCACCCCGTGCCGCCCGTGCGCGGGGGCACGTTCTGTCAGCGGCTGTCATTGCGCAGTCTGCGCTCCAGCTGCTGTTTGTCTTTTTTCACGCCACAGCGGGGATCGAGCTGTAACGCATGGTTGAGATGATTAAGGGCAGACGCCGGATTGCTTTCACTCAGGACCGCGCCAATCGCTTTATGCAGACGCGCCCGTGACTGGTCCGGCATATCCAGACCGTCTGTCAGCTCCAGCGTCTGCAGCAACAGATCAGCATCAAAGCCGGTGGCGGCAAGCATTGCGCTCTGCGCCGCGTCTGCCATTTCCTCTGCCAGCACGGTCTGCACGTTGCGGTTACCCAACGGCATCACCCAGCCATGACGCAGGGCGTGACGCCCGATCTCTAGCGCCCCGGCATAATCTCCGGCATCAATGCGCCACAGCATCACGTACATCAGCACGTCATCCTGTTGCGCGCCTCCGCCAGCCAGGACACCCTCTGCCCAGGCGGCGTATTTCGGCAGCAGTTCCACCTTGATTTCCGCTTTTTTGACCGTGGACTGAACGCCCTTGAGACGGCGGCGGTCTTCCGCCAGTTGCAGCAGCATCAGGTCATAGCCCGACGCGTGGCGAACGCTGCCGCCCTCACGGGCGGCCTGTTCAGCCTGAACGCGCAGGCGATGCTGCCGTGCGGGACTCAGGCTCATGGGTTACGCTCCGGCTTCTGCTACGGCGGCGCTGAAATCGCCAATCTGGATGTTTTCCACCAGTGCAGCGCAGCGGTAGTCCTCAACCACATAGGCTTCGTTAACAGATTCAAAGTTTTCAATCCGGTCACGTTTCGGGTTGTCGATAACTGAACGGCGGCGGGTGTCTTCCTGCCAGTAGATGGACAGGTTATCCAGACGGGTGATCAGCAGTGCATTCGGCGGGAAGAACGGCGCACGCACGGCCTGCAGGCCCCCCATGCGCTTCTGACTGATGATCATATCGGCAGCCAGTTTTTCACTGTTTTCCTGCTCTTTGTTGACCAGCGGGAAATACTTGTCAGACAGCAGTTCACGCCCGCAAATCACCACCAGATCGTCATCGTCCTGGTAGACCACGTCGATAAGCTCATTGACGGCATCCATCACCACGGCGTCCAGGTTGGCATATTCGCCACCTTTCCCGACTTTCACCGCACCCGGTGTGGTTTCACCGCCCGTGGTGGTGCTGCCCATGACGTGATCCGGTGCATCCTCACGGATTTTCTGCAGCCAGCCTTTATTCACATCCTGCAGCAGCGGGTTTTCGCTACGGTTGGAGGTTTTCGCACGCTTTACGCCGTTAAAGCCGATCATGATGCGGTCCAGTGCCTGACGTTTCACGATGGCGTCACGGATACGCACCTGGAAATCCTGAAACTTCGCCCACAGGTCCAGCTTCGCGTAGGTCAGTACCGTGTCAAAGTTGGTCTGCTCGCATTTGTATTCCACATCGACCATCAGCGTAGGATCGACAGGTTCACGCTCTTTCGCGGTGGTGTCAGTGGTTCCGGCAATGGTGCTACCAACACCCAACCCCAGCAGCTGACCGGACTGCTCAGTCACTGGCGTGACGTTAATCAGCGTCAGGAAAGCGGCGGACTGCTGGATCTGGTCTTCCAGCGTCTGCTGTACAGACGGCTCCACGGTGAACTTGCTGGACAGTTCTTCAACTGCCACACCGTTCAGACGCGCCAGCTGCTGCAGGTAAGCGTTAAAAGCAAAGCGGGTATTCTTCTTCATCAGGTTTTGTGCTCCATCAGCAATTGGTCAGAGTGTCAGCGGGGGCGTTACCGCCTGTTGCACGCTGGCGGTAGTCCTGGCGGCTGTCTTCATGACTCAGCTTATCCACCAGTTCGTTAAAGGCGGCTTGTTGTGCCTGCAAGGTAGTCTCCATCTCAGACAGGCGTTCTTCCTGCTCAGACAGGGATTTTTCGGTGCGTGCGCTCAGGTTCTGCTGCTCAGTGACGACCAGCTCCACGGCCTTATGCACATCAGAGAACCGGGCATCGTCGGACTGCTCTTTTTTGGTGAACAGCGCCGTGACACGGGCAAACAGGGACGGTTTGTCATCCTGGATTTCTTCCAGTTCGATCACCGTTTCCTCTGCAGCGGTAAAAAGATTGGCGGGATTCTGCTTGCGGTTTGCCAGCGGGTTATGGGCTGCACTGGCGCTGAATGTCAGCATTTCCGTACCCAGACTGGCTGGATCATCAGTGGCGGCCAGGCCAACCAGGTAGGCTTTGCCCGTATCAGCGAACTTCGGGCTGACTTCCATAGAGGTGAATAATTTTTGGCCTTTTTTCACCAGTTCCACCAGGGACTCCGTTGGCTCAACGTCGGCATACAGCGCCATCTTGCCTGCCAGCGGACCTTCCGTGATTTCTTCAGCAAACAGCGCCGTCACCTTGCCGTAGCGGTTAAAGGTGCTTTCCGGCAGATAAGACTTGATGTGCTCAAGGTTAATCAGCGCGGTGTACACCGCCGGGTTGTAGCTGGCTGCCATCTGTTCCAGCCATTCACGCTGGATTTCGCGTCCGTCGGTGGTGGCACCTTCCACCCCGATGCGAAAACGCTTTGCTTTCACTGTCATGAGCCGTGCTCCGTTAGAAAAAACTTACTGGAGCCTTATGGTTGCGGTGATGGGGGCAGTGAAACAATGCGCGGTATTTGTACCGACAACCACACAAACCGCAGGCGGGGAAAGCCTTCATTCAAGGCTGTAGGTTTGTGCCATGAACACCACACTGACACCCGCAGATCTCGATCCCCGTCGGCAGGCCATGCTGCTGTACTTTCAGGGATACCGCGTAGCCCGCATTGCTGAAATGCTGGGCGAGAAAGTTGCAACCGTTCACAGCTGGAAAAAACGCGACAAGTGGGGTGACTATGGGCCGCTGGATCAGATGCAGCTCACCACCGCCGCACGCTACTGCCAGCTCATTATGAAGGAGCACAAAGAAGGGAAAGATTTCAAAGAGATTGACCTGCTGGCGCGCCAGTCGGAACGCCACGCGCGGATCGGCAAGTTTAACAATGGCGGCAACGAAGCCGACTTAAACCCTAACGTCGCCAACCGCAACAAAGGCCCACGCCGTCAGCCGGAAAAGAACGTTTTCACCGATGAACAGATTGAGAAGCTGGAAGAAATTTTCCATTCCTCCATGTTCAACTACCAGCGCCACTGGTGGGAAGCCGGAAAAACCAACCGCATCCGCAACCTGCTGAAGTCACGCCAGATCGGCGCGACCTTTTACTTTGCCCGTGAAGCCCTGATTGACGCCCTGCTTACCGGACGTAACCAGATTTTCCTTTCCGCCAGTAAGGCACAGGCCCACGTCTTTAAACAGTACATCATCGACTTCGCCAAAGAAGTGGAGGTGGAGCTGAAAGGCGATCCGATGGTGCTTCCCAACGGGGCCACGCTTTACTTCCTCGGTACCAATGCCCGCACGGCCCAGAGTTACCACGGCAACCTGTATCTGGATGAATATTTCTGGATACCGAAATTCCAGGAGCTGCGCAAAGTGGCTTCCGGTATGGCTATTCACAAAAAATGGCGACAAACCTATTTTTCCACGCCATCCAGCCTGACACACAGTGCTTATCCGTTCTGGTCCGGTGCGCTGTTTAACCGTGGGCGCAACAAAGCCGATAAGGTGGACATCGACCTGTCCCACAACAATCTGGCCCCCGGCTTGCTGTGCGCAGACGGGCAATACCGCCAGATAGTCACCGTGGAAGATGCGGTGCGCGGCGGCTGTAACCTGTTCGACCTCGACCAGCTACGCATGGAGTACAGCCCGGACGAATACCAGAACCTGCTGATGTGCGAGTTCGTGGACGATCTCGCGTCCGTGTTCCCGCTCAGCGAACTGCAGGCGTGCATGGTGGACAGTTGGGAAGTCTGGACCGACTTTCATGCACTGGCCCTGCGCCCGTTTGGCTGGCGCGAGGTGTGGATCGGTTATGACCCGGCAAAAGGTACGCAGAACGGCGACAGCGCCGGATGCGTGGTGGTGGCACCGCCAGCCGTGCCAGGCGGTAAGTTTCGCATTCTTGAGCGTCACCAGTGGCGCGGGATGGACTTCCGCGCCCAGGCTGATGCAATCAAAAAACTGACCGAGCAGTACAACGTGACCTATATCGGCATTGACTCGACAGGCGTCGGTCACGGGGTTTATGAGAACGTGAAAGCGTTCTTTCCTGCCGTCCGGGAGTTTGTCTACAACCCCAACGTTAAAAACGCTCTGGTACTCAAGGCCTACGACATTATCAGCCACCGCCGTCTGGAGTTTGACGCCGGACACACCGACATAGCGCAGTCATTTATGGCAATCCGTCGCGCCACCACCGCCAGTGGCAACCGCCCGACCTATGAAGCCAGCCGCAGCGAAGAAGCCAGCCACGCCGATCTGGCCTGGGCAACAATGCACGCACTGTTTAACGAACCACTGCAAGGCGAGTCCGCCAATACCAGTAATATTGTGGAGATTTTTTGATGGGAAAGCGTAAGAAAAACCGCGCAGCGGCGATGAATCAGATCCAGCATAAAAGCCAGACTTCAGCCGAAGCATTCAGCTTCGGCGATCCCGTTCCTGTTCTGGACCGCCGCGAATTACTGGACTATGTGGAATGCGTACAGATGGACCGCTGGTATGAGCCACCAGTGAGTTTCGACGGACTGGCGCGAACCTTCCGCGCCGCCGTGCATCATAGCTCACCGATTGCGGTGAAATGCAACATTCTGACCAGCACCTACATCCCTCACCCGCTGCTCAGCCAGCAGGCTTTTTCACGTTTTGTGCAGGACTATCTGGTATTTGGTAACGCCTACCTGGAGAAACGCACGAACCGGTTCGGTGAAATTATCGCCCTTGAGCCTGCTCTGGCAAAATACACCCGACGCGGGTTAGACCTGGATACCTACTGGTTTGTGCAATACGGTATGACAACCCAGCCGTATCAGTTCACGAAAGGCAGCATCTTTCATCTGATGGAACCCGATATCAACCAGGAGATCTACGGCCTGCCCGGCTATCTTTCTGCCATTCCGTCAGCCCTGCTCAACGAGTCCGCCACGCTGTTCCGACGCAAATATTATATTAATGGCAGCCATGCAGGATTCATAATGTACATGACCGATGCCGCTCAGAACCAGGAGGATGTGAACAACCTCCGCAACGCGATGAAAAGCGCCAAAGGTCCGGGCAACTTCCGCAACCTGTTTATGTACTCGCCTAACGGCAAAAAAGACGGGCTTCAGATCATCCCGCTGTCAGAAGTGGCGGCAAAGGATGAGTTTCTGAACATCAAGAACGTAAGCCGGGACGACATGATGGCGGCGCATCGTGTGCCGCCGCAAATGATGGGGATTATGCCGAATAATGTTGGGGGGTTTGGGGATGTGGAGAAGGCAAGCCGTGTATTCGTCCGAAATGAGCTAATGCCACTACAAAAGCGATTACAGGAGATGAATGATTGGCTTGGCAAGGAGGCGATACAGTTTAATACCTACTCGCTAGATATAGTCCCATAATAAGAAAAGCCACCGTTTGGTGGCTTTTCTTCATTTACTCAATAGGTTCAAACTCATCCTGAGGAATCAGCGTCGATTGACAGGCTTGGCTTAGTACTCCTGATAATTTACATAATAACCGATAGTTATGAGGAGCATCATCGCTAATCTTTTCGACCGTTAAAGTGATTGATTTTGGATCATCCAATAACATCTTCTTGATATCATTACTTAAATACCTAGGGCAGTAACCAACGATTTCAGCTGGTTTATCTGCACGAACGACAACAGCATCCCCATCGTATTCATTTTGAAGATCCAAGCAAAGACGCAAAATTTGCCCCGGTTTCAATTCAGATACACGAGCATTAGCTAAGCTATTTAAGTAACCAAGTCCATGTAAGAAGAAAAAATGCTCAAAGTTACCATCAGAATCAACATCAATTTTTTTGAAAATCTGCAGCTGATCAGTGCTTCGTAAGCCTCCCGAGCGAGCAAGAATATCGATAGGATTTACCTTATCTTCTTCAAATCCAAGCCATTTAATGAAACTCGGATACTCTGGACGTCTCGGTGATAAAAGGCGATTTTTAAAAAGAGGAAACAATTCTTCCGAAACATAAGTTTCACGAACATCACTCATGCCGCTAAACTTTGTAAATTTAGTAGATTTAAGAGCACCTTTGGTATACCTGAAAACATACCCCGATTTGCGCTCTTGCAAGTTACCAACAACATGCCAGTCTCTGGTATCTGGTGCCTGCCATGCGACGTAAACGGAGTTTGTATTAGTCATTCTAGTAACCTTCTGCGATTTTCCATTACCATTAACGTTGCAAATCTACGTGCACTGTCGGATATACACGATGAAGGCACTTGGTTAAACACATCTGTAATGGAATCTTCTGTTAAAACGCTCAACTTACCTAACCAATGGTCGCGAGCGGCAACTCTCCCTTCAACTGCATGTTGAAATGCTTCAACGGTCAGCAAGGGCTTTTTATCAGTTTTTGCTTTGAATAGCTCAGAGCGAGCTTTTCTTACAAAACATGGGATTTGTCGATTTTTATCTTTAGTATTAAGCCGTTCGTTACGCTCATCATCTAACATCTCCCTTCCTAAACTAGCGGCATGATCGTATGTTGGACACAAAAACTGCTCACCAGTTTCATTGTTAAGCATGATCGCCCAATTTTCATGATGGCGATCTTGATTACTCACAAGTGCATCGAGCATCAAATATCCACAAAATACATCTGCTGCATTTAGCCCGGTTAGATCATATACACTCGGAGGAGGCTTGATAGATTCCCTATCTAAACAACCCAATACCCTTGTGACAGTGTGTTCTCTGACCCTTACCGGCTTTTCCCCGGCTTGTAAAGGCCCAGGATAATCGAATGTCGAACTGTGAAGCACTTCATTTCCCATTACCATCCGGAAACCAGATGGAATGATATTCTGAGTCACCACACCGAATCGACCATTGTATCGCGCCAAATCATAGCTAGCATGTGGAATGTTAAGCAAATGACATAACTCAGCAGCACACTTTTCAGACCAATGCTCGCCAGTACCTGGCCTAGAGTACTTAAACAACTGCAAATTTACAGTGTCATCGGAGAAATAGAACCAAAACTTCTCTTTGGTTCCTAACTGTTCAAGATCGTTAGCTACGGGGCTAAGCTCTACCAATTGGTATGGCATCTGACATCCCTGTTTAGCGGATTATGAATAAGTTAGGTTCTATTTTATCCAAACATTGTCAAATACTCTAAGATTTATTAGATGATAGAGCGATACTGTATGCATGTCCAGCAATCAAATCAATATATAACTCTTATATGACTTAGCGCGCGCTCGTATCCCCGCCACGCCTGCCCGCTTTATGTAGTGGTTTTCATGCACCTGCATGATCTACGCAAAAGCCCGACAGTTCTGGCGGGCCTTAGCAAAAACGATCCTCAAACGATCATGCGATCTCATGCGGCATAGACATGCACCACAGAGCTAACGCCTCGCACGGCTCGTTGTTCAACCTTGCTGGCGCCAGAAGCAAGTTCAGACGCCAGCAACGTTTCTTAATGCAGCCAGCTGTCGTCTTCCCACACTTTCTGCATAATTTTCATCACTTGTTTTCTTTCTTCGTCCAGTTGCAGTCCGGTCAGTTCCACACCGTTAGAGCTACCTTTGCGGATACGAATTACCGTTTTGGGATACAGGGGGCGCAGATTGCGGTAAAGCTCGGATTCAAGGGCGTCCAGGATAGACTGGCTAATCTTCTGCTCTTTATCGATCATTATTTCAATGCGCATAAAAGTCACCTCAACTGATGACATCCATTGAGCGGTTGTATTCGTGGGTTCTGATTTTTGCCATGAGTTCATCTGTTAGTTCAGAAACCCACTGCAAAGCTAGCCCCTTCTCTTCATCACTACACTCACTAGCCGCTACAAGCTTAAGAAAAAAATCAATGCGCTGGAGCTTCAAAGACTCCAAAAAATAGTCCTGCATCTTTCCTCCTATGACACCACAAGAAATACTGTATACACAACCACTGTTTATATTTACAGTATATAATAATCTTACTGATGTAAAACGTTTTTTTTACGTTCATCAGCCTGATATGCCTGGTATTATTAAGAGCACGAATTGTTAACCCGCGTAATTAATACAGGTTCCGCCACTTATCATCTTCCCGCAAACGCTGGTTCCGATAGAAGATACGCAAGCCTGCTCCTGACGGAATACTGCCACCGCGAAGGAGCAAATCGACTTCTTTCTCGCTGCCATCAAATCCTCTGGACTTCAGTTCATAGACGAGCTGCTGATGCTGATGATCTGTAATTCGCTGTTTGTAGTCTTTACGCCGTTTCGGTTTCACCAGGCGCAACCTTGCTGCCAGCTCCCGGCGATCTTTTTTGCTCATACTGTGCAGGTAATCGTGCAATTCCTTGTCATCCATGCGGGTAATGTCCGTTCTGGAGCCCCCATCAGCTGATTTGTCTTTCCCTTGTTGGTACAAATTTTCAGCAAGGGGACAGTTATTGCCACGAGTCCAAGGGGCGCAAGCGCCCTGGTCGGCTGCCGCCTCCTGAACGTCAACGGCCTTACGAACCATTTTCCACTTCACTGCATGAGTGCAAATCTTGCCCTGTACAATGGGTGACCAGATGCCATAAATACGAATACCGTGATCGCCATAAGCAGTCGGCTCTTCGTTAATTTCATAAGCTGTTCTGATAAGGTGATATTTGCGGGGAACCAGTACGCCGCCCTGCTTCATGATGTAGGTGGCAAAACAACCTGCATCAGCAGCAGCCAGGATGGCATCAAGGCGCGGGTTATCCAGTACCGGCGCACCTGCTTTTTTGTCCCCCTGTTGCCTTGCCGCCTGACCAGCCAGCAATCGCAGTTCACGGTAAGCCTGACGCCCCGGAATGCCAAAGAAGCGGAATTGCTGAACACGATGCAGAGACGCCCAGGCATTAACGTATTCAGCATTATCACGCAGGGATTTACCCGTTTCCTTGCTGATCTCGCCAGCCAGACCACGCCCGTCAATGTTCTTACTGATGTATTTCGCGATGTAGCTTGTCGGTGTTCCTTTGCGTGGGTTTATCAGCTCAGATTTAAAGCGTGGACCAGTGTTATTACCCAGTTCCTCGCGGTCTTCACGGATGGCAAACTTACGCAACAATGCAGTAATGGCGCGGCGGTCTTTTTTGCGCATGAAACACATGAGATGCCAGTGCACAGTACCGTCATGGTGCGGCTCAGCCACCCGCACGCCATACCAGCGCAACCCGGCTTTGTGCATAGCCTTACGAAATGCAGCAAACATGCCGACCAGATAATCGCTGCTTTGTCTTACCGTCGCATTTGTCCAGGTCGGGTTGGGTCTGCCGTTGTTGAGCGTGGAATGGAAACGTGACGGACAGGTGATAGTGTAGAAAACGGCGCAGTCACCACGCATTTCTGCGATAAGCTCCAGACCTTTAACACAGGCCATCATCTCATTGCGGCGATGTGCCGGGTTGCTGCTGCTGGCGTTTACCACATCTTCCATATCCAGCGTGTCGCCGTCTTCGTTCACCAGTTCATGAGAACGGAAAAACTCCAGCGACTTACGGCGCTGCTCACGTTTATGCGTCACGGCTTCATAGCTGACATAGGGAGATGCTTTTTTGCTGACCAGGCAGACAGCACGCAACTGCTCTTCCCGCCATTCGCAACGCATCTTCCACAATTTTCGATACCACCAGTCGGCGCAAAGCATACGTGCCAGCGAACCCGGTATGAGTTCATAGGGCACGGGTTTGCGGCGGTTTCTTTTCCGGCGGAGTTGCTCAAACGCAGGCGGGATAACATCCAGTCGCAGGGTTTCCGCTGCCACCTTTTCCCATGTCTTGCGGATTTCTTCTGGCTTAACGTCATCGGTGGCATATAAATCGCCACAAGCGGCATCAAGGCACATGCTCATATGCGCAGCTACCAGGGTGGACAGGCGTTTTACCTGATCCTGACTCATTTCAGGCAGGATCAGCAGGCCCTCAAGCCCTTGATGGCTTGCCATAAAACGGAAAGAAGCGGATAGCTGACTGTCGCGTACACAATCCAGTCGCTCCAGACATGGCTTAATCGTCTCACGCAAATAGCGGGAATAAGCCTTTGGCCTGCCCAGGCTGCTGAAGTATTCGATACGTTGCATCAGCGGTTTGCTGATGTGGGTAGGCTGGGCGCTGACATCTGCCAGAATGACCATGTCCGGGTTAAAAAGCTGCTGCTCATGCGCAAGCTTTGCGCGGCTAATGAGCTTATCCTGCTCCATTTCGCGCTGGACAGGATCACGGGATTCATTAAAGAAATAACGCTCCCAGACCTGCTCACTCAGTGCCTCGCGGCGCAGTTGTTCCTGCTCGTTATCGGCAGCATACAGAGTGATCAGGTTTGAAAGTGCAGACTCCGGCGCAAATTCCGCCGGGTCCAGATAAGGGTTAATGGCCTTTTTCGGGCCGTTCCATGAAAATGATGCAGCGGCCTCGTTAAAGCCGCTAGAGTTGCTCATATCGTCATGACTCATACACGCACCTCGTACACAGCAGAACTATCTACGCCACGCGAAGGATCAAATCCCACCCAGCAGCGCGCCCCGGAAACAGCAATGATTTCTGTTGCAGATTTACTATCACCAGCTGCCACACCGATGCTGCGTTTTGCCTTGATGTAGTGGTGAGTAAATTTGCGATACAGCGAACGGATCAGGGATGTGTCACTGTTAGAAACAATGACGGGATGTCCTTCTGATGACCGATGTTCAAGAACGGATGCCAGGTGATACTGGTCATCTTCAGTGAAGCCGTCAGTGTGATAACCGGAAAACGTACCGTCATAAGGCGGATCGCAATACACCACATCCCCCACCTGCAGCATCGCCAGCGTTTCATCAAAGCTGGCGCAGATAAACGTTGCTCGCTGGGCTTTCTCTGCAAATGCGCGAATTTCTTTTTCAGGGAAATACGGATTTTTATAATTACCGTAGGGAATGTTGAAATGCCCGCTCTTGTTATAGCGACATAACCCACGGTAACCGTGACGATTGAGATACAGGAAATATACTGCTTTCATGAAGTCAGTAATTTCAGTTGAGCAGTTAAACTCCTGCCTTATGTTGTAATAAGCCACCTCCCTGTTTGCTTCCTCAAATAAAGCTCTGGCACGAGATATAAACACTTCGCAATCAGCGGCAATCTTTTTATAGAGGTTGATTAAATCAGGATTAATATCAGCAACCAGATAGCTGGGGTAATCCGTCGCCATCATCACAGCACAGGAACCCGCGAAAGGTTCAACCAGTCGCGGGCCAGCAGGAAGGTGTTTTTTCAGTTCGGACATAATGGCGGTTTTATTTCCCGCCCATTTCAGGATGGTGCTCATACAGCACCTCCGTTGTAATGTTTGCCTTTCAGCTCTGCGATTTCCTGACAGGTAATGCAAAGCTGCACACCCGGAATGGCACGACGGCGTGCTGGCGGAATTGGCGCTTCACACTCAACGCAAAGCACGCGGGACACGCCCGGCGTTTTGGCACGGGCAGCACGGATATGACGTTGGCGTTCTTCTTCAACTCGCTGCTGTACGAGATCCATTGCATCAGCCATCAGTGGATCTCCTGCGCTTCGTTCTGGATTGCTTCAGCAGTCACACGCAGCAGTTCTGCCGCTTCGACGTGGTTTAACTGGCGGGATGTGATATGACACGCCAGGCGATCAAGGCGAGCTGCCATTGCTTCAGCCCTTGCCCTGCGTTCTTCCAGACGAGCCTCTGTCAGTAAAATATTAAGCCCTGCGTCATCCGGTCCGGTTTTAGTCGTGAGGTTTTCAATATTACGCATAATCAATTCTCCTGAATTTAGATAAAGGGATGCCCGGCGGGTTTACGCCATTAATTTCATTAGTTGGTTAATTCGGCATGGTTAGCCGTCTGGGAAATAAGCTCACCACTGCACGAAAATGATTCATTGCTTTAATCAGCTCCCGCTTTTCGTCAGTGGTCAGCTCATTAATGCTGATGCTATGACGTTCAGCTGGAATTTTTGCCATAAAGAATATGGCAGCTAGTGCCCGTTTATTTTGTTCATTATTGATATCCCGTGGATCACGCATATCTTTAATAAACCGCTCAAGCTCTGACTCAATATTCAGGCCAAATACTTTCGCCCTTAATTCCGCAATGTGATTAAGTCCATTCAGGCGTTCTCCGGGGCTTAATGGAACAGTCGCCGCAGCGCCATTAATTGCCATACTTCATATCCCCCAAACACACCTATCGTTCTTTGTTCTTACGGTAACGCTCAAGGGGAGATACATTTTTTCGTACCGTCTCTTTAACCTGCTCTCCCCGTAAAAACGTCCCATCCTTTAGCGTGAAAAAGTAACTGCCATCGCCCGACAACGACGGATAACAACAGAGCAAATCATCTTCAGGTACTGAATAACTCTCCCCTCTGTAACAAAACTGATAAACCACTTCACTTTCCGCTGCATACATTTTGACTTTCTCCGTTTCCTCGTGGTCAATTCAGACAGCAATTCATCTTGTGAATGACATGGATGCCAGCGTTTTCCATCCTCACCCATGATCCAGCCGTGACCGTAGTGCATTGCCGGGCTTTGCTTTACCAGCAGCGATGCAAATGATGGTTCTTTCGTCAGCATAAGCACCTCACAGCAAACCGAATGAAGCACCGAGGCCGGTCACGGTATCAACTGCACTCGCCATCGCAGGGTTAGCCTGTAAACGGGCCTGCAATGAAACAGCAGCCAACGCCATCAGTCGTGTTACAGAGTTAATGCTGCTGATAGCATCACGACGACCTGCACTGGTTTTTACATCGCCAGATACCGCACCTGCAGCAACACGCCCGATCTCTGCGGTTGCACTCATGACGTAATGTGGCAGTTTCTCTTTTGCCACCTCATTAATCGGTACACATGGCAGACAATGAATCTGTGCCAGAAAACCATCTACCAGCGTTGAATCTTCAGTCAGATCGGTAAGCAGCCAGATTTCTGGTGCGGTTAATAGATGAGGCTGAGCTGGGTTCAGCTTGTTCCGCAGAATCTGCACATTCATGCCTGCACGTTCTGCCAGTTGCACCAGATTGTGGCGCAGTGCAAATGCACGACAGGCTTCATCAAAATGTGGATGTTTGGAAACTTGGTAATCAAACATGGTCAATGCCTCTGATGTATTTCAGAATCGAACTAATTAAGGTTTAGATTGCATTCTGAAAGCGCATCAACGGTCATGGCTGCTATGTTGATCATCACTTTTTCGCGTTTTTTATCTTTGCGCAAACGGTGACGGATAAGGCGTCCGTCAGCCAACATGTCATTGATAGTATCGATGGATAGCCCTGTCAGCTCGCTATAACGTTCAATAGTCACATGAGGCGTGGTAAGAGTGATTGAAATGTTATGTTTCATGATGCAACATTCCTCGTTTAATGTTGATTAATCAGGACGAATACGGATCGTTTGTATTTTGTGAACATCATAAACATACGATCGCATAATGAAATCGTCAAGACAAAAGTTCACTTGGAGTGACCATGAATTTGGAGAAAGGCGGACGAGGCGCTATAGAGCGCATGGTAGAAGCATATGGCTTCAAGACTCGACAGGCGTTGTGCGATCACTTAGGAATCTCTAAAAGTACTCTCGCCACACGCTATATGCGTGACTCATTCCCTGCTGAATGGGTAATCCAGTGCGCACTTGAAACGGGCGCCTCGCTTAACTGGCTCACGACCGGACATGGTTCAAAGCAAACTTCAGGTAATACAAATACTATGGAAGTCGTTAAATATGTATTATCTGATGGAACCTTGCAGGAAGATGGTTTTTATATTTTCGATAAAGAATTTCTACCATCTACGCTCAAAAATCCGTTTGTAATCACCGATAACAATTCCGTTTTTATTTGCGATAAAGAGTTTAACGATATTCGTGACGGTAAATGGGTAATAAGTATTGATGCCGAAGTAACAATCCGCGATATCACTCGTTTACCTGGTGGAAGAATCTTAGTTGAAGGTGGAAATAGGGCTTTCGAATGTAAAAAAGAAGAAATCGAAATTATTGGAAAAATTATAACCATAACAGTTAAGTACTTTGAGTAACATAGGAATGTTTTTATGCTTGGTAAAGCATTTGTTGTGGTGTAAAAAATATGTCAACTCAAAAATTAAAATTTAGCCATATCAAAAACGATCTGAAAGCAATAGTTATGCAGAATCGTGGAGGGCAAAAAGTTATTGAGCGTATACTCCTAGCCTATGGCTTCAAGTCACGACAGGCATTATGTAATCATCTAGGTATTTCCCAAAGTACTATGGCCAACAGATATGCACGTAATACCTTTCCTGCAGATTGGGTTGTTATATGTTCCATAGAAACAGGAGCATCAATTGAATGGTTAGTTCTTGGTTCAGATACTGCTCCTTCATCAGAGCAATATTCTGAAAAACATGCCGTTAATGGCCTTTGCAATGAAGTATACATTCCCACTATAAAGTTCGATAATGAAAAACTCATGAATTTTAACCGAGGGGGTAAGGCAACAATAGAACGAATTGTCGAGGCTTACGGTTACAAAACGCGCCAAGCATTAGCTGATCACCTAGGTATTTCAAAAAGCACATTAGCCACACGATACATGCGTGACATTTTTCCTGCAGACTGGGTTTTGCAGTGTGCAATAGAAACGGGCCATTCTATTGAATGGATTTCATTTGGTACAGGAGAAATGAAAAACGCAAAAAATAAAGATACTTTAACATTAGTGAAAAAAGTATTAATCAATGGCAAGTTAATAAATGATGGCTCATATTTATTTGACCCATGTTTTCTACCTTCCAATTTAAAAAATGCATTCGTAGTATCTACCGAAGACTCTGAATTAATATGTGAAATGGGTTTTAAAGATGTACATGATGGTAAGTGGCTAGTAAATATTGATGGAGAGAATTCATTTAGAATGATAACTCGACTACCTAAAGGACGAGTTTATATTTCATCCAAAAATCACTCTTTTGAATGTTCGCTTACAGACATTGAGTTTATTGCAAAAGTTATTATAAGTTGTTTACATTAAGTAAATTTTTCATGGAGACTTCATAGTGAAATGTGGTGATTGTAATTGGAACTGGGATGAAGAAACTACCTTTATATTAGACGACGAAGAGGAAATTCTTTCCAAAGACAAACTTAATCGGAGACACTATGCAGAATATCTATATTTTTATCTTAAGGAAAAGGGGCAAAAGAACAACACGGTAATCAACCTTAATGCAGAATGGGGAGCTGGTAAAAGTTTTTTCATAAAGAGATTTTATAACTCAATAAAAGATGCACACCCATGCGTTTACATTGATGCCTGGAAGCAAGACTTTTCTGATGATGCATTTTTAACCCTTTTTTCTTCTTTGTCACAACAATTGCAAACATATGCAGGAAAACTTGATGCTCGATTGATACAAAGCGGCCATGCTATCGGACGCTTTACAAAAGGTGTTCTACCTGAAATCATATCTGGCCTAATCAAGACTTATGCAGGAGTAGATAACGTAGGTGATATAGCCAAAGAAGCCTCATTAATAATGCTGAAGGAACACCAGGAAAAACTGAAGAGCATTAAGGTATTAAAAAAAGAACTTACGTTATGGTCTAGGTTGGCATATGAAAATAGTTTTTCATGTCCTATATTTATCTTTATAGATGAATTAGACAGATGCAGGCCAGATTATGCAATTTCTCTTTTAGAGATTGTTAAACATATATTCGACATTAAAAATTTTGTCTTTATTATTGCTACTGACACAGATCAATTACAACATTCAATCAAGAATGTTTACGGTAATGATTTTTCCGCAAATGACTATTTAGGCCGTTTTTTTCATAGAAGATTTACTTTAAAACAACCTGAACTTAAAGATTTAATTAATGGTGTTGTTGGTGATTATATTGGTACCGAGTTTGAAAATATCACATCAAAAACATACCCACTAACCGCAACATTAGAAGACTTTTCAATAAATATTTCCAACGTATTTGAAGCATTTGGGTTAAATCTAAGAGACTCAATCCGAAATACTGAAAGGTTAATAGACATTCTTAAATCTGATTTAGTCAAAAAGAAAGTAGATTATATTTTTATAATTTCGCTAATGATTATATATGATAAGGATCGTCAAATTATAGATGGACTAATTGGTCGAAGAAATGCAGCACAACGTTTCACTGATTCGATAAAGCAAAGCTCCAATTTAAAAGGTGTTTCTCAAGCCATCCTTGAATTAAATCTTGATACAAATCAGCAAAGAATAGGTGTCAATTATATCTATACAACGGCGAGCAGTAGATTATTCATCTCACAGATCGAGCCCAAAATAAATTTAACATTAATAAATTACTTAGATGTTGCATTGTATTTTATCAATAATATAAACATACTTAAATCAAGTATAAAAAACAATGGGCAAAATTCACTAATGATTAAATCTCAACAAGGCCCTATTGATGGTGATACAGCTATAAAGTATTTGCAAGGAGCCCTTATAGAGAATGGACTGAATACATCTTTTTATGCCTTACATAATTACATTGAATTAATTGAACTGGCCACATCATTTGATTAAAAGCATTGTTTGAATAAACTAAACCATACATTGACCACTGGTCAAACATACAGTTAAATTTAGCCCTCTGATATGAGGGCTTTATTATGGCAGTACGAAAACTCACCACAGGAAAATGGCTTTGCGAATGTTACCCCGCCGGACGTAGTGGGCGTCGGGTGCGTAAACAATTCGCCACCAAAGGCGAAGCTCTGGCTTTTGAGCGCCACACGATGGAAGAAACCGAAGCAAAGCCCTGGCTGGGTGAATCAGTGGATCGTCGAACACTGAAAGACGTGGTTGAGCTATGGTTCAAACTACATGGTAAATCTCTGACAGCTGGGCAGCATGTCTATGACAAATTGCTGTTGATGGTTGACGCTCTGGGCAATCCTCTTGCAACCGATCTCACCTCTAAAATGTTTGCCCACTATCGAGATAAACGCCTGACAGGCGAGATCTACTTCAGCGAGAAATGGAAGAAAGGAGCAAGCCCGGTCACCATTAACCTGGAGCAAAGCTATCTAAGTAGTGTTTTTAGCGAACTATCCCGTCTGGGCGAATGGTCGTATCCGAACCCACTGGAGAACATGCGAAAATTCACCATCGCAGAAAAAGAGATGGCATGGCTTACCCATGAGCAGATTGTTGAATTGCTGGCTGATTGCAAACGTCAGGACCCAATTCTGGCACTGGTAGTTAAGATATGCTTAAGCACAGGCGCACGCTGGCGTGAAGCCGTAAATCTTACCCGCTCACAGGTGACCAAATACCGAATTACCTTTGTCAGAACGAAGGGGAAGAAAAACAGAAGCATCCCTATAAGTAAAGAGCTTTACGAAGAGATCATGGCGCTTGATGGGTTCAATTTCTTTACAGACTGCTATTTTCAATTTTTATCCGTGATGGAAAAAACGTCTATCGTGCTCCCTCGCGGTCAACTCACACACGTTCTGCGCCATACGTTTGCGGCGCACTTCATGATGTCGGGTGGAAACATTCTAGCCTTACAAAAAATTCTCGGACACCACGATATAAAAATGACTATGCGTTACGCACATCTGGCACCGGATCATCTGGAAACGGCGCTCCGTTTCAACCCTCTGGCAACGCTGCCAAGTGGCGACAAAGTGGCGGCAGCGGTTGGCATTACCCCGTAA